TTATGTTTCTTACAACATCCGATTCAGCGTCTCTGTCGTCAACAGCAGATTTAGATATAACCGTTCCAGTTCCTCTCATATTTGCCATTTGAGACTCAATTACAGATATAGTTCTATTTAAAAATCTTTGAGGATCAATAGTGTCATCAAGCGGGCTTAGGACTTCACCTCTGTCGTACACCCAAGTATAGCACTTGTATGGGAACTTTACGTTTGATGGGTCGTAAAGGTTTTTTTCTTGATAAGGAAGAATACCATAATCTAATACTATATCTCCAGACTTATTTCCTATTTCCTCTTGAGGTATTATTATGCAAAACCTCATTACATCAACATATATAGTTTCTTTTTTCTTATCTCCCATTCTTAATTGATGGTCGTCTGTTGGAGGTTTTATTAAATCTTTATCCGTGTAATTAGAATCTGGGTCGTTTATCATCGTATAGTAAGGATATCCATATTCATCTTTTACCCATCCATACTCTTTTTTCTCTATGTCTTTCCAATAAACTTCATATACGGGAATCTTTGATCCAGGTACAGTATATACGTTGTTTATTACTTTATGAGAGCTATTTTGACTTTCGTTTCTAGAATAGTTTTCTATTGATTCTCTTTCTGTTTTACTTAATCCTTGGTATCTCTCAAGTATACTTGGACTATCCATGTAGTACCATTCAAACATATACTCAGAATCAGAAAGATCTGGCTTAACAGCAGACATGTCCCAACCAAAAAACAATGGGTTTATTGCTTCAGCTTCATATTTCTCATTACACTCATACCCTTTGTATATCCCTAGACCACATATAGATAAGTTTCTTGTTATCTGAACCTTTAACTCGTCCATGTTTACATCTTCAACAACATACTTTATTAAATTGTTAATGTCTTTTTCATATCTTTCAGAGAAAACATTTCTAAACATCTGCTCTGTTTCTTGAGGATCGTCTGACACTCCCTTAGTTTCTTGTATCATTTCCTTTAACATCGGAAAGTCTCTTGCGTTTTCGGAGTGTGATACTGCTTCTTGTATCTCTTTTTCTCTTTTATTTATAACAAAATCAGATATACATTCAGCTCTTGCATCATATTGAAGCCTTATAGCGTTTCCAACGTACTGCTGGACCATTGGTTTTATTACATTCTTTGTCCATTTAAGCCTGTTTCTTACGTCTCCCGACTCGTCTAGAAAAAATGATTCAACATCTTCATCAAAAATCCATTGACCATCTCCACCTTTAAAAAACGACCAATTAACTAAACATTTATTAACAAACCTTCTGTATATGTAATTATCCATCGTGGATAGACAGAATTTAGCATAGTCACTATGGTATTTTTTATCCTTTTTACCTTGAAGCTTGTTAGGTCTTAACCTATTATTACCGAACATGTTACTCATACTACCTTAATACGTCATTAATTTTTACAAGAACCTCTTTTTTCGTCTTCTTCTCTACTGACTTGACCCCATAAGCTGATTCTAGTGTCTTTACCATGTCTGGTAATTCAGAATGTATCTTTACCACCAGGTCTGTATATTTCTTTTTCTCGTCAACATCCATCGTAGATAAAGTTGTGTTATCTATTATTATCATGTCGTTAAGAACATCAAACATATATTGACTCATAAGTTTAGCCCTAAGTCTGTATTCTGGATTAAAAGACTCCATTCGATGAACCCCTTTAACTATGTGATCTGGCAGGCTGCCATTAGACATTTCTTTTATGTCCGCCCTAGATTTATAGCTTCTTCCATATACAAGCTCAAGAGCTTTTTCAAGCCTATTTGCTTTGTCTAGTTTATATATTGGGCTCGTTCTATTCCCAAGAAACCAACAAAGTCTTACTTCTTTAACTTTTAAGTCCCTAAACTCTTCCATTTCAGACAGTTCTGGATACTCTATTCTAAGGTCTCCATCTCTCTCTAAACCAAAAAGAACTATCTCAACTTCTTTTTTCGCCATAAAATTAATAAAAAATAGGGCAGGAGCTTTTACCCCTACCCTACAAATATAATTAAAATTTAATTACATTGGTGGACACCCTAAGAAGTCAGCAACAGGAGTGTGAGTTCCATCAAGGAAATCAGTAATAGCTGTTACAGCAGCTCCAGTTCCTGCATCATCTTGCTTCAAGTATACTAAAGAGATAGCAGGAAGAACAGCTTGCATTCCACTAATAGCATTGCTTCGAGTGAATTTTCTGTGCCTGATAATGAATCTGTCATATCCATCAGAATCAGCAACAGCAGCACTAATACCGTAAGCTAAAACTTCAGCTTCAGTTCCAACAGGTGCAGCAAATGCAGCTTGGTCAGCCTTAGTAGCTCCAGCAGGTGCAGTAATTTCTAGTGCCCCAGCATCAGCAGATAAAGCAGTAATACGAACTACATCTCCAGCTTGTGCAGAAGCAGTAAAGTAAGCTCCTGGATCAGCAGCAATAGCAGCAACAAATGAAGCTTGAATTTCAGCAACACTAGCGGATCCATCTGAAGAGATATTGTAAGTACGAGTTTGATAAATCGCACCAGTCTCACGACCACCGCCAAAGAAGTTAATCACGTTTGGGGCCGAAACAGTAAGAGAGTAAACTCTATTGTTAACCAATGTAATCCCTGTAAGGTCTACGTTTACAGAGTGAGCAGTTCCTGCGGTAAAATTAGCCTGATCAAATGCAAGCAAATCACAAGCTCGAACAACTAAAGAATCAGCTCCTGCCTCATCTTTAATAGTAATTGTACCTTTGGCTAGATCGTAATCTGCAGCCGCAGGTGTGTTTAGAACGGTAACGCTATCTACGCTACCTAATCTAGGAAATTGATAATTAAAAGCCATTTTTAAAATGTATTATACACGGACATAAAGTCGGTGTTGGTTTATATGTTAAACCATGCACGGTGCATAGCGGTACAAATATATATGTTTTTTAAATACGTTTTTTTATAGAAATTACACATTGTTAATAACTTTTTTAGGGAAAACTTTTTTTTCTTTTCTTTTCTTCTTTTTTCTTTTTCTTTCTTTTGGTTCTTTTCTTTCTTTTTCTTTTTTCTTGTTTTCTTTTGTTTTTTTTAAAAAATGTTATATATTTGTATCAGTTGGTTGGTTATTGTAGATATTATTAATCCCCTTACTAGCAAATCCTGACGATAACGTACCAACCATACTGTAGCTATAAGGGGGTTTTTAAATTTTAAGTATGGTTGAATTATGGAAAGTTTTAGAGTTGTATGCGTTAATGACAAGGCTAAGCCTAACGATTTTGTTGGGGATTGGATACAAAGAGATGAGATATACACGGTTGTTGACGCAAAGCATTTAACAAGGCAAAGAATGACCTTGGGATATAAGTTAGCAGAAGTTAATATATCAGATCATTCTCCTTATCAGTTTTTTCTATCTAACAGATTTAGGCCTTTATCGGAAGAAGATGAAATGATGGAAAGAGCTTTAGAAGAGCTAATGGAGGAGGTTGAAGATGTTGTTATTTAATTTTAAGTTACTATCTTTGAATCAATAAGTAGATATAATTGAGCACATCTTCGTCATATTCCAGTAATAAGCTTTTACAGGTAATAGACGACAAGACTCAACACTTTATAGCTAAATCATACATTACAGCGATATTTGAATCTGATAGGCGTGAAACAGAGTATCATCTATATTGGTACAACAAAAACAAAGGAACGTTTGAAGAAGACGATGGATACGTTAAAATGTCTTACAAGAAAATGAATAAAAACGAAATAAAGTTTTTCTTTTCTCTAGAGGACAATTATCAAATTGTTTTAGAAAACCAACATGGACTCATTTACAATAACAAGTCTTTGGGATTTAATAAGAGTAAAGTTCTACTAAGTCAATTCAGTATAGATTGGCCTACTTCTTAGGTGGCTCTTCTTCGCCTGATCCTTCAAGGGCTGTTACTCTTTTTTCCAAATCTTCAACATGGTTAGAAAGTCTAATTATAGCTTCAATTTTTTTAGAATTGTCTTCTATTATTGCTCTTTCATTAGAAAACTTTGATGAGTGTCTAGCTGAACCTCTTACAGTTTCTTTAGCTTTTGATTCGTATGTTTTTATTTCAGAGTGTTTAACAAACTCGTCTTTCTTTTCTTTTTCTGATAATGCCATCTTGTTTTTTTTTTGTAAAGATATAAAATCTTCTAATTGATTATTTTTAGGATTTTCCCGGTCTTTTTATCTACCCTAGCTAGTTTCATCCTGTAGTTTGTTTCCTTTGACTGAACGTACCTGGTTATAACATTTTTGCTGTTATTTACTGTTTTTACGTTTTCAGGCTCATACCTTGCGTGTGCCTGTGCATTTATATATGCAAAAGTTATAGAAAATATAGCATCATCATAATCATACCTAGCATCTGCAGCTTGATATCTTGTTTGCCTATGACTTGTTGAGCTCCTTAGATCTTTTTCTACAAAAGTTTTTAATTGCTCCCATATCCACGGAATATCTATTCTATCAGCATACGTATCAATCATTTCTTCTGTCTTCGCTATAATACGAGGAGCTGTGTTTGCTTTATTAGATATACCAAACCATTTACCTGAATGTGTGTGAAAATAGTCTGGAAGCTGAGCCATAGCGGTAAACTTATTTCTGAATCCATGTATTTCTTGAAAATCTAAATGCATATCTCCTATATTATTTTCTATAAGCTCCTTAACCCCTCCTCTCTTGGACTGATCGTAATATAAGCTTTGTAATAACACTTGTAGATAGGTTTGTTTGAATTTTCTATCTCTATGAAACACCACGGATGAAACACAGTTTGTATATGCGTCCCATATAGCACTAGACATCAT